TCTTCTTGATACTGCTGGTAAGCAAGATCAAGCGCCTTCTGAGCCATGTCTTGTTCTTTCTGACCAACACCGTAAATAGATTCTGCTCCGCGCAGGCCGAGCGTTTGCGCCATCTCGCCAAGTGCGCCTTGCTGTTGAGCAATCGCACGAAGGTTAGCCGCATCTTGAGCAGTGAGTTGGCCGCGGGCACTACCGATTTCGGCGAGTCGCGACGCATCTTGTCCGGTTAACTGACCGGTGATTTGACCAATGTTGGCCAATTTACTCGCGTCTTGAGCGGTTAATGCGCCATACGCTTGACCGATTTCAGCGATGCTAGTTCCGCTGGCAAGTAATCGTTGCAGGTCAGAAGTGCTGAGCTGTCCGCGTGTTTGACCGGCTTCAAGGAGGGCGCGCTGTTGCGCACCACCGAGTTGTCCAGCAGTGCCCGCCAACTGAGCTTGACGCGCAACGTCTTGACCGAAAATGTCAGCCGCTTGACCGTAACCCGCTTGTAGCGCCTTGGCTTGTTCAGCGAGCACGCCTTTTTGCACGTCGCGCAGAGCACGAGCGCCGAACTCACCCATACGTGAGCCGCCAAATTGACCGGCTTTGATAAACTCTTCACCGATCGCCGGCAGAAACTTCTCTTGTAGCTGTTGCACACCGACATCCGCGATTTGATTGACCACGTTCTTGGTGTACGGACTCATATATTGTTCAACAGCGCCGGGGAACATTTGCGCGGCTTGACTCAAATACGGTTGAGCGGTCGACAGCGGCGACATACCTGTGGCTTGCTCAAGGAAAGGCGACGCTTCTCTTAACGCGCTACCTTGACCAGCCATTTCAATCGGCTTGACACCCTGCATCATCAACGGTTGGGCCGCACCTGCGGCGCTCAATCCGGCAGCTTGACCGAGGTAAGGTTGCGCAGCACCCGCCCCGCTCATACCCTCTGCTTTGCCGAACGCACCCTCGGCAGCTCCGGCGGCGCTTTTACCAGCGGCCTGCCCGAGCGTACCCATTGAAGCACCGAGGAACGGCTGAAACGCACCTGCCGCGCCGAGCGTGGCTTGCATTCCTTGTTGTTGAATCGGCGTGAAACCGGCTAGTCGCGGCCCTTCATAGGCGGCGTACGGTTTGTTAGCGAGGTTTTGCGCCCACGAAACCGTGTTATAAATCGCATCCTGCATCCACGGCGGGGTCTGCGTCGTAACGGTTTGCGAGGTGGTACCGGGAGAGCCTTGCAGCAAACTAGCCATGTTATTTACCCTTCAAATATTGCAGCGGGGATTTAGCGTTCGGGCTGATACCACCCTTAGCCAGTTGCGCGCCCTTGTGTCTACGTATCTCTTGACGGAAACTGTCCATGGCTTTGGCTCCGGCATCAGTTGAACCGTTACCGAGCAGCGCCATGGTTTCCGCGTCAATCACGTATTCACCATCGCTTAACAATGCAGGAATGAGGTCTTCACGTCCGTCTCCCGGCCCTTTAACCCGGTTACCCATTGACATACCGCCACGCGACATCGGAGCGGGCTGGTACTCTTCAAGATACTTTAACAGATCAAAGTTTGGGCTGTTAAAGTCCATTGAATTATAGCCCTGCGGCGTTGTCGGCGCAACTGCTTGCGGAGCACCGGCCTCGAGCGCACGATTTTGGATCTTGTTCCAGTTGCGTGCAGTGTAGGTATTCAGGTTCATACCTGCAGCATCGGCCTCGGCTTTAACCTTTTCCCAGTCAATCCAAGCGCCTGCGCCCGCACTCTTGCGGGGGTCGTAACCTTCACCACCGGCACCTGCGCCAGCACCCGCGCCGCCGGTACCACCCAGACCGCTAACGGCTCCGAGCAGCTTGAGTGCGTTTTCAAGAGTGCCGTATTTGTCGAGTAATTGCTTAAATTTGCTTGGCTCGTTGATCTTCGGCTCGGGCAAATCAACCGGCGTCTTGAGCGGAATCGTGAAGGGAGGCGTCGTGATATCAGTCTTGCTCGGCTTTTTAGCCTCAACAACCACCTCGTCAATTGGCGCTTCCGGTACATCCACCTTTGGTGTGGTCGTCTTCGGAATATTGAACGGCGGTGCGACCAAATCAAGTTCGGTCGGTCGGTTCGTCTTGACAACGACCTCATCGAGCGGTGTGTCAGCGAATGCCGGTTTATCGTAAAAGTCAATTTGACTGCTGAGATCCGGCACATTCAACGACAGATCGACTTCTGCCGGTCGTTGGGCCTCAACGGTAACTTGCTCCAGCTCTGGATAGTACTCGGCTGGCGCACGGGTGCTCAACACGTCCGGCACGTTAGAGATAAAGTTCGGCACACCGGCGAAAAGGTCTAACTCTGTCGGCTTGCTGGCCCGAATCACAAGTTCTTCGATGTCGTCCGGTGTGATTTGTTCATCAATGAGAGGCTTTTTGTAACCAGCGCTGGCGAGCTGTTGACTAAGCGCGGGCCACGCTCCCGCGTAAATGTCTAATTTCGGTAGAGCGTCCGTAGCAATTCTAAATGTACCGGCAAAATCATCCGGCTCTTTCTGTTGTTCGGGCTGCTGCTCCGGTTGCTGTTCCTGCTGCGCCTCGCGCTGCTCGAGCTCTTGTTGCTCTTGAATCTGACGCTCGCTAAGGATGTCTTGTACACCTTGCGCACCGGTGCTAGCAAGTAACGTGTTAACGTCGATAGGAGCACCTTTACGGAGAGACTGAACCACGATCTCTTCAAGATCCGGTGGCACATTGGCGGTGGCTTGGGCCTGTTCGAGCGGACCGCGTTGCGTCGCTTGCTGAGCTTGTTGCAGCTGCTCCTTTGGAACGTTAACACCTTGCGCAGCAAGTTGGTTGAGGACGCTACCGGTGACCGAGCCAATGACGCTTTGCGCGAGACTCGGTGCTGCTTGCCGAGCGGCCGTTACAACGATTTCTGCAAGAGCACTCGGCGCGACACCAGAGGCTACCGCTTTTGCTGCGGCTTCACCTGCTGCAATGGCCGCTTTTGACGCGGTAGTTGTCGCATAAGTTAAAGACTGCGTAGGTGTTACGCCGGTTAAACTTGCAGCTTTAACCGCCTCGCCGACTTTCATGCCGACGCCGGTTAGCGCGGCAGATGTCAAAGCGGCTTTTAAGTTACCACCGCTAGTCACGTATTTTTGCGCACCAGAAATCGCCATCGCTGCCGGAATACCAATACCGGTTGCTGCGAGACCCGCCGCAACCAAATCACCGATGATACCAATAGTCGGATCCGGGCGGGCGATCAATGCAGCACGAGGGTCAACAAATCCAACTTCATCATCACCCAAGGCTGCGAGGCTTTCTTCGATACCCTTGTCTAAAATGAACATGTTCCCTTCGCCGTACCGCTTGATGTACTCATCCTGCGGAATGGCTTCGTAGAATTTCTTGATCTCGTCCTTCGTCATCGGGCCGCGCATGTAACGCATCAGCTCCGGATTGACGATATTCTCAAAGAATTGACCCTCGCCTGCATCTTCCGCGGCGACGGCAACGTCGAATGCGCCCTTGAAATCGTTCTTTTTAAGTCTGTCACTGATTTCTTGCAGAGTGTTTTGCCGAGCGCCGTACACCTCGCCGATTTGCTCTTGGCTAGCAGAGAGGTCGGCCTCGGACAAACCGGCTTGTTTAGCAACATCAGCCATAGACAACTGCGCCAACGGAGACACAGCTGCCTTGTTAGCGTCATATTGAGCCGCGATTTTATCCGCTTCTTCTCGTGTGAGACCGAGCTGTTCGAGTGATAACTGTGCCGCCGGGGTTGCTCGGACGTTGCGATTCTCGGTGATCGGCAAACCGCCTTCAAGGTTACCAAGGCTAAACCCGCGACCATAAGCGATCGGCTCGAGCTTACCAGTGTCGCCGAGCATACCAAATGCTCGGGACATAGCGTCGTAATCAATGCCGGTGCTCTCGGGAGCGGTCGCACCTTCCACAAAAATGTTCGGCCCGGCAGCCGGTTGACCACTGCTTTCAGCCAACCAATCAAGATACTCCCGTTCAGTGACGAGGCCATCTTCATAAAGTTGCTGCATCAACGGTTTGTCGCTACCACCCGGAAGCGCAAAGTCCAAGTCAACCGGCGCTGATACACCCACGGCACCGCCATCAGCGTAACCTTTGACAAACTCGTCAAGGGTGAGCGGTCGGCTGAGAGGAAAAGTATCCATGTTTCACCTAATCCAACATTTCGTAAAAACGCATCGCCCATTCACGCCAGTCAGTATAACCGTACGGAGACGGCGGGTTTTGTTGCGATATACCGTTAATGCTAATTATACCTGCTGCCCAGCTTTGCCACTCACTTGTATCTTGCAACTGAGCGATTGGACCATAATTTTCAAGATCAAAAACCGTGAAGTCTGCCCAGTCTCGCAGTTCAACGAACCGTGGATCGGTGAGCCGACTCACGAGGCTACCTCGCCGAGCACCGTACCGGTGGCCGGTTCAACGTGAGCAATACATTGACCCATTTGATAGTCACCGTTTACGGTGTTGCTCTCAAATACGAAGCGCAGCTCGCGCCGTATTTCACGGAAATAAACTAACTGTTCTTGCGGAGTAGACGGAGTCGCATAAATCGTTTGCGGGTCGCTCGTCACTTCACCAGCTTTAGCGTTTGCTCGGCCCGTAATTTGAACCGTCATGTTCTCACTTTGAACAAAATCAGGCTCAATATACTCGACACGCATAGCCATGTTCTGCGGGTTGTTTGGCGAGGCTACTAAGGATATATCTGCAGTCTCAAAATATGACCGCACAGGTGAAACGGTCGCACCTTCAATTTTGTTCGCGCCGAACTCATGCTGCCAAACGGTGAAGTAAACTGGGTCGTTAATGACGCGGTTGTTACCGTTTTCTGTAATACGGTTATCACTCGCTTCAGTAATGCGATTACCGACTTCGGTGATCGAAGCGGCTCCCACCATGATAGGTGAGTTAAACACCTGCGCGTACTGACCGATAGTTCGACCGCTATCCGGTAGCACCGTGTCGTACCACGTATTCTCACGCACGTTATAAATCACCGCATGGGTGCACTCGGTTGCGTTACCGAACGGGAAACACCACCAAATCTCACCCCAGCGGGGAATCTTGACTGCGAATACTTTTTCACGCTGGTCAAAATTAAGATTGTCATAAAACCAGTTCAGGTTCAAATTGTTTGGCACTTCACGCACCACACCGTTGAACATAAGGAACCGGTCTACACCACACCAAAAATAAATACCGTCGTATTCAATCACGCTCTGTGAAGACAGTATTGATGTTTGGGAAGTGATAGTGTCAAACTGAAATACCGGCGCGCCGCCTACAAAAGAAGCGCGCACGAGTGCGTTCAAAGACCAGAAAAGCCCGGCAGGAGCGTTACCCGCGCCAGCGCGTAACGGTAACGCTTTAACAATTTTCTGACTAGTTATGCGAGCGTTACCTGAACCGCTACCGCTCCAATCTTCAGGGAATCCGGGCCGATTCCACTGCACAAACCCGTCGCTACCGTAAGCGAAAACGTACGGATCGAGCACGACAATACCGCCAGACACGGTTACTGCCGGTACAAGGGTTAGCGGTGCGGTTCCGTTGTCATAACCGATGTACACCGCGCCGTTGTCGTCGTTTGATATATCTTCAAGGTTTTTAGCAACATGAGCAATAATTTCGTTTTGATCGTTGGAAGTGTTATACGCAACGTCAAAAGTCCACACTACGTCTTCGTTGCTGACATATCCAGCCGGAGTACGGTCAGTAATCGGTGAGGCTTGAGCGCTTTTATTTAACGTAAATCGCGATATGCCGAACGAGTTACCTATATGAACATAAGTTAGCGCATCATGATTGTGCGTATGAATGCCGCGAGCCAACCCACCAATGTTCTGCGTTAGCAATCGGTAGCCGCCGATTTTGCGAGGCAATCCGCGTTGAAAACGAACCCACTGGCCGTCAACGTAGTTGTTACCCTCGAACTTCGTTCCGTCCCGCTTAATACCGGGTTCGGAACGAATGATCATCGGCTGCAAAGGCATCAGTAGGTTCCACCCTTGATCGGGTCAAGGTCAAGCGCAATTTGAGCTGCTGCCGGGTTCGCCGCGATGAACACCGCATCACCGACCGACGTCGCTCCGAGCGCCGTGCGAGCACCGCTCGCCGTAGTAGCACCGGTGCCGCCCTGCGCAATCGTTACGGGCAGGGAGATCGTGTTCGTGTCGGCGTCGACAACATTCGTGCCGTCGCAGTAGAAAATAGCTCTTGAGTTCTGAGCAATCAACACGCCGGGGCTCGCTTGGCCTGCGGTGCGAACACCCAGCGTAAACGAACCTGTCGTGTTGTTAGTAATCCAATACTGTTGCACCGTAGAAGGCACGATAATTTCACGATTACCAGTAAGAGCACCGGTAAACACGTAAGCTGTGTAATTAAGTTCGTTAGTAGCAAGCGTATAGTTACCGCTTCCAGCTACATTGATAGTCAACAGCGTAAACGCATACGCGGAGCTACGACCGTAACCTACGGTGTAAAACTGCGTACCGTTAGAAACGATAATAGCCGAGTCACCCGGCGCAAGTGTTAAAGTGGTTGCGCCGTTAATGAGCTCTGAGCTGTTCGGGTCAACGGTTAAATCACCGGTGCCCGCGTTACGCACCATAACGAACCAGTCGTTACCGAGCGTAGCGGCGGCAGTGATAGCAAGCGTACCGAGACCGCTCGTCCACACAATCGTGCTCGCTCGGTCAGCCGCGCCAGCGGTGTATGTGGTGCTGATTTGCGTAACCGGTGACGACTGGTTAAGCGTGGTAGCAATCGCTTTGATGCCGTACCCGGCCAGCGCAGCGGCGCTAGCGGCGGCGGTCGACGCACCAAACTGAAATGATCGCCACGTACCGTTAACGGTCGCATTACTCGTCAAATAAACCTGAAACGTCTGGCCAGAAGCGACGGTGCAAATAACATTGCCACCGTTATCAGCGACGTTGAAAGAGTTCGCACTGATGTTGTTAAACAGCGCCGACTGACCGTTTGAACCTTCGGCCGCGCTGGGCATACGGATTGTGTAACCAGCAGACGTCGCGGTGACGTCCATAATATCGGCGACGATGTTAGTTGTGGCAGAGGTCTCAAGCGGCCAGTCTAACGTGACGTTTGCCGAAAGCGTAATCGCCCGGTAAGACAGTTGGCTTGGGTAAATGTTTTGCCCGCCAAAAACATTGGTGTACGTCGTCATTTATCAAACCTCATTCCGGGTCGCCGACCGGTCGAGTATCTTAGCCAAATCTTCTCCGTTCAGAGCAGAGATGGCCCGGTCGTAATACATTTGCCACAGTTGAACTCGCTGATCATCTTTAATGAACGGAGTAGCTTCGACTAACGAGGCATAAAGCAGCGCGTTAGGAGCAAATTCGCTCAGCCAGTTAGTCTCAGTCGAGTCATCTAGCAGCGGGGGGAGTTCATAATACAATACTTCCATCGGATACGCTGCGTCCGGAGTCGGCGCAAGGATCCAATGACGGTAATCATAATCGGCGTAAAACTCTGGCGTCTCAGTCTGCGACTCATCAGGCCAGTAGTTACGGATATATTCGTATGAACGCGAGAACACCGGCGTGCGCGTATTGTTAGTCACGCCCGTGCCGATGTTCATGCTGATAGTTTCACGCCAGCGATCCGGTTTAGGGTAAACCGCCAATCCGGCTTGGAGGTTCGTAACCACTACGGTCTGGAACCCTTGTAACTTCAATTCACGTGCGATTCTACGCTCGGCTAACGTGATTAGCCGAGGGATCTGCTCGTAAACGATAGGGTCGGTAACGCTACCGCGCTCAAGGTAGTTGCGGATGTCTGACTTCAGACTTGTGTAAGTCATTGCTGCGGGCATTACGCAACTCCAGTTAAATACAACGCTCGCTCGTCGTTACGACGTTTGACTAATCCCGGCAGAACACGACCCGCCGCTTTAGTCCATTTTAAAAATTCGTCAGCTGCTTCTTCAAACTCGCCGCGGTTAGTTTTCATACGGAGCGAAGATCGCTGCAAGTTTCCTAACCCGACGTTAAACGCAAAAGATACGAGAGCATCAAAGACTCCCTGACGGCTAACAGCAGCAGGGCAAAGTCGAACCACACCACGCTCAAACCGGCCAAGGTCTTGAGCAAGTAAAGAGTCCACCTCGTCCATCGTGAGGACGCGAGCCCAGCCTGCGGGTATCGGTAGATTTTTACGCTCTTCATACTTTACCGCGGTATGGCTCGGGTCAATCACATGACCTACGCCGACCGTCCACAAAAGAGCCGGGCAGCGGTAAGGCTTAGTCCTCACTCCTTCGTGGTGCTTTATCATTTGAATTGCGACCTGACTGACTTTCACTTCTTGCCAAAAGCCTGAGTCCCAAACCAAAAGGCAATGATAGATGACAAAATCAACATTTCATCATCTGAAAATACTTCTGCCATTGCGGCGGCAAACGGCACGCCCGTGTTGTAGGCGTACCAGACTCCAGCAATGTTGATAGCAACAAGTTCCAGCACAAAGATGTAAGTCACAACCGGACGGACACTGGCGCGGAGGTTGATCATCCACTGCGATGCACCTTTGCCAATTTCCATGTCGTGCTGATACAAAGCCTGACGTTCTTCACCTGCCGTCTGAGTTTGGATCTGCTCCAGCTTGATTTCTTCAACCCGAGCCTGAGCAATAAAACCACGTTCGGCAAGGGCCAATTCACGCTCCTTCTGAGCAGCGACCAAAGCCAACTCATGCTTCTTGTCCTGCCGGTCTTGGAAGATTTGCAGGATCTTGGGTAGCCCACCTGCCAAGAAAGACAGGAAGGTTGAGATCATTGTCATCATCTCGGATTACCTCACGGTCTCTCGTCTTCCTTCACTGGGTCGGTCAGGATTGCATCAGCACGAGCCTGAGTTAGCAGATTTTTAGGTACGAATGCGTTGATACCCGCAACAGTGCGCGGATCTGACAAGTCAACCTTAGAAGCTGCTTGGAACAAGTCATACCACGCTTGAACTTCGACATCCGTTTTAGTCGCACTGACAATTCCCACATACTCTTGCGGAGTAAAGCGAGAAATCATAGCAACCTTGGTGATGACGGGTGACCGCAGTTCTGGTTCCGGTCCGATCAAAACATATTGACCCGGAAACTTGGCATCCATAAATGCTTGATCGGCAATAATTCGCCGATCTACTACACCATTTTCATTAAAAATGCCGTAAATCATGATTGCACCCATGAAATCCAAACCCAACCAGCACCGCCGGTGCCTGAAGTGAATCTCGCAGCGCCGGTACCGCCGCCAAAGAAGCAAGAACCAGACGTAGAATTAGAAGCGCCAGTACCGCCAAAAACGCCAGCATTGGCGCTAGTGCCGTCAACACGCGCCCCTGAACCTCCACCCTGAAAAGGCACAGTAGCGGTTGCACCGGAACCGCCAGCGGCAAAGCAATTCATAAAAGGAGATGTACCAAGAATATAACTTGGCGAATAAGCGCCCGGAAAGCCGGGACCAGCTTCGCCAAAATCCGCAAAAGGCGGAACGTCTCCTCCGGGTCCGAAAGCACCGCCACCGCCGCCGACCATCTGGTTACCGTTATCTCTGACAAGGTACGAAGAGTCGCCGCCTCTACCGCCTACTCCAGCGCCGCCACCGTGAGATTGAGTGACTGCACCTGAGATAGCCTCGCCGCCCCTATAACCATTACCAAATACTCCGACGCCACCACCGCCACCACGAGCACTTGCACCACCATTTATTTTAACTGAGTTGCCGCCGGATCCGCCTGTCCAGTTAAAATCACCGCCTGTGGCAGTACCGCCAGCCCCACCACCAGCCGTGAAAGAACCACTCGTATTGAGTCCGCCACCGCCACCGCCGCCGTTAGCAGTTAAGCTGACCGCGCCACCGACAACCCTAGTGACGCTTCCAGAATTCCCGGTAGAACTAGAACCAGCTCCACCAGCACCTATCGTAATACTGAGTGATACACCAGCGCTGAGATAAACGAACCGGACAGCAGTACCACCCGCCCCACCTCCGGTCGGTACGCCTCCGGAGTAGTTGCTCTCAGCACCGCCGCTACCACCACCACCGCCAGCATAAATGGCGTAGTTACCGTTTACCGGTGTGGTATAGACCATTGATGTGGTTATAAATCTACCCTGTTGAAAAGCACTTTGGGCTGCAAATTGTGAAAACAGGCTCATGCTAGTACCCATCCTTCTGTTGCGTCATTCGTAAATCGAAGCTGTGCTGAAGCGTTCGGCGTGTTGAGCGTTAAATCTTCGGCAAGCCCTTGAATGTTTTTACCGTTACGCGCTATCACGTTGGTAGTCAGTCCATTACCGACTGTAACGTAAATCGTGTCGCTAATCGTTGGCGAAGCCGGGAGCGTAACCGTCGCCGCTGTCGCAGAGGTTAAGACGTAGTGGAAGTTAGCTGCCGCGGTAATCGCAGTTGAAGCCGTCACCGTAACAGTCGGCAGACCACCGCCACTCGCTGCAATCGTGATGCTGCCGGTACCATTAGTAATTGCGATACCGGTACCAGCCGTCAGCGTCGAACGGGTAAGCCCCGTCCCGTTACCGATGAGCAACTGACCGATGGTCGGCGTACCGCCGTTTACCGCCGTGATCGTGATAGAAGTCGGATTTGTACCGAGTTCCACGATCGCACTAGCCGACGTCATGGTGTACATGCGTCGATCAGCAGTGTTGACCGCGACCTCGACGCCACCGGCAAGATTCGTCAGGTTAGAGCCTGTCGGCACCGCTCCTGCAGAATCGCTCTTTTTGAGAAGGATAACAGGCATTAGTAAGTGCCTCCGCTAATATTACCTGTAGAGTTAGTCAAATTGACCAACACGCTACTACCAATCGAACCGCCGGTAATCGAGACGTTGTTAGAGTCTTGAGTGGCCATCGTCCCGAGCCCAAGCGCCGTTCTAGCATCTGCTTGTGTTGAAGCTCCGGTACCACCATTACTGATAGCCAGAGTTCCAGCCAGCGTAATTATACCTGAATTTGTAATCGGACCGCCGGTTAGCGTAAATCCGCTTACCGTACTAGAAGAATCAACACTCGTGACCGTACCACCGCTGCTCGTCGAGGAGATCGTGAAGCTCGGGTAGGTGCCGGTGATCGTAACGCCGCCAGCTTGGGTCAAAGTGACCGTCTGGTCAGGAGCCGTGTTCGCAATCGTCACTGACCCAGTAGCATTCGTTACCGAGATCGCGGTGCCTTGGGTCAAAGTTGAAAGAGCGAAACCGGCACCAGTGCCGATCAATAATTGACCATTTGTAGCCGCGGATGATTGACCGGTACCGCCATTCAATACCGTGACCGGTGTCTCGAGCGAGAACGTCGTCGCCGTGAGGCTCAACCCGTTACCAGCTGAGTAAACCTGCGACTGGCTGAACTCGCCGAACGTGATGGCCGACGTGCCAATTATGAGCGATCCCGGCGAGTTACAGACGTAAGCTGCACCTTTCTGGGACGTACCACCCGTAACGAAGAAGTAGCTACCTTCGTCGATAGAATTAGCCCCTTGCTGACCGTACGTGTCGGCGTCCGTCGAGCGCATCATCACGTACGGATTAGAGACGTCACCAACCGTCTTCACGACGTAGATGCCGTTGTACGCTTGGTTCGTCGAATCTTTAATGAGTACGCGCTGCGTTAGCTGAGCAACCGTGCTGTCAATCACCAACGTGCCGCTGGTTAAAGCGGTGAGGGTCGCGCTGATGCCACCTGTACCATTGTTGTAGGTGTCAACACGCCCGGTGTTGGCAGGAGTGGCGAGGACCACCGCCTCGTGCACGTGCACCGCTGCCGTCGTCATGTTGTCGACGTACTGCTTGTTCGCGGCGTCGGTGTTCAGCTCGGGTGCAGCTACGTTACTGATAACACCGGTCGAGCTGATCGTTACGACAGAATTCTTGATTAACTTACCAGTACCGCCATCATACAGCGGGATAGCGTTGCTGGTCGCTCCAGCGGGACCGACAACCGTATCCGGCGACGAAACCGTGATGCTAGGGTATGTACCGCTAACACTGATATTAGTCCCAGCCGAGACGGTGATCGTCTGATCGGGTGCCGTATTCGCGATTGTGATGGATCCGGTCGCGTTTGTGATCGAGACCCCAGTACCCGCCGTGATAGTGGTCAGTCTGTACCCGGTGCCATTGCCGACCAGTAGTTGACCATTGGTCGGCGCGCTGCTGAGTCCAGTACCACCGTTCGAAATGGCGAGCGTACCGCCGATCGTGAGCGTACCCGCCGCCGTGATAGGCCCGCCGGTTAACGTGAGGCCCGTCGTGCCACCGGAACCGTCGACACTGGTGACCGTACCGGCACCCGTGATCGTGAGCCACGTCGGGGCTCCCGTGCCGTTGGACGACAACACTTTACCGGGGGCGCCAGCCTGAGTGAGGTATAGGCCGTCTGCACCCGACCAAACGACCGCACCAGCATCCGGCACAAGAGCCCTGGAGGTGCCGCCATTCGACATGTTCAGGATGTTGTCGACCTGATCGTCGTCCGACAGATCGATCGCCGGGTGCTTATGGTCGGCCCGCGACATGTCAGTGCTGATACCAGCAGTACCGGTCGTATCGACTGACTGCGGTGTGGCATTCGACAGATTCGCATTGAGCGTGACGTTTGAGGACAGCGGGCCGCCACCATTAAGACCGGTACCTGCAATCACCTGCCGGCTGTCCGGAACGAAACCCGAGACACTGAACGGAGAGGTTGTCGCAGCGGTTACGCGACCCGTCGAATCAACGGTCAGTACAGGTATGGCGGAGGCGCTTCCGTACGTTCCAGGAGTTACACCCGTATTAGCTAGTTCGGTCGTGCCGATACCGCCCGGAGCTACAGATATCGTGACATTGTTAAGCAGCTGCCCACCGCCCATGAGCCCGGTGCCAGCAATAACTTGACGAGTTGTTGGAACACCCGTAACGCTAACAATGTCAGCCGCGGTAACTTGATACGTAACCCCGTCACGTACATACGCCAGAATACCCGATACCGAAGGCGACGGGTCAATAGGTAACTGGGTGATACGTACGGGTATCAGATTTGAGGGTACTGTAGACATTAATCACCCAAAACGATGTATTTGTCATCACCCGTAACGATGAAAGTGTCACCGTTCTGAGTAATGAAACCTGCGGGGTCGGTATTGACTGGAGTGTCCGGTCTAACGAACGGCAGTGTGATTTTATCTTCCTGCCGAGCAGCCAAGCGGTACGGATCGTATTGATCCGAGTCAACCTTGCAGACCATTAGGTTAGGGTAGTTAGGATCCGGACTCAAGTCCTCAATAGAAAACTTACGCGAACACCGCGCACATATGCCGATGCCAAGCGTGCTACGTCCTCGTGTGTCAAGGAATACTGGCATTACTTAGTATACGGCGAAATATAGGGTTGAATAAACGTCGGCGAACCATCGTTATCGCCGTCCCATGCGGCGCGCTGCGCCACCTCGGCCATTTGTGCGAGCAGCGGAATCATGTCCGCAGAAGCCGCCGGAGTTTCAAGCGCGAGCTTAGCCGCTAACCGGGCAGTAATCGCCTCAAGCCAGCGTTGCGGCACTTCAATCTCTTCCGTCAACGTACCTACGTCCATAATATGACGATGCCGCCACACGACTAACTGCGCGGTCAGAGAGACCGGGTTCGGCGCAGGCCACAGGTACATTTCAGGTTCAATGCGATCACGCTTAAACCAGTAATTTACGGGTTGCCCCGGAAAAATTTTGTTACTTTGTGCCACATATGTGTCACGGTTAAGAGGGCCGAGCGGAATTTCTTGCGGAAGGTTTCCAAGGTACACCTCATCATAACTGAAAGTAGCACTCGCATTAATACGGAACCATCCGTACGCTAGCGGTTGACTGATGTCATACCAGCTCTTTGTTCCTGCGCTAGCAGTAGTGGTCGCGGTACCGACCGTAGTCCACGTAATGTTATCGTCAGATACTTGAAATGTAAGAACGATTGCCGTAACCGCTGCCGACCATTTGACGCCGATCGTGAAAACCTGCGTCGAGCTGTCAAACTGAACTTTATACTGCGTCGCGGTGGTCGTCGTAGCGCCGGTGAGGGGCTGCGTTTTACGGTAGTTAGCATTCAACACTTCTACGGTGCCGACATCAAGAGTGATAACGGGTTGATTCTCGTAGAAAGCGTAAAGCTGCTTCTCAATACACCAAGACGGAGTCTTGTAGTTGGCGAGGTCTGAAAGTATCAGATACAGCGCGTCACGCGCATAGTTCTGAATTTCAGCCGTGATAGCCTGAACCGGCATCCGACAACGACGGATAGCGGTGTCAATGACCCGCTGCGTGTTGAAAGTCGTTGTGCTAATTGTGCCGGAGACGGCCATACTTACCTCGGGTGACAGTATGGCCGCTGTTACAGCAGACCCGGCGTCAATTATAGGTTGTTACGTGCTCAGCCGCAAGCCTTACCGCCCATCGCCTTCTTCGGGATCTTAGCGCCTGCGGCGCGAGCCTCGGAGAGTGCGATAGCCTTAGCCTGCTTCGGGTTCGTTACGACCGGGCCTTTCTTGCTGCCCGAGTGTAACTCGCCGCGCTTGTACTCACCCATCACCTTGCCGATCTTCTGCTCACCTTTGCTGACCTTACCGCCTTTAGCGTAGGTCATAATGCCGCCTTGCGGTGCGCGGGGGAGTTGAATCATCGGCTCACGCGGGGCTACCGGCATCGCACGACGAGCTTTGCTCTCGGCCATACCGCGCATACCCGGAGCCATCGAACGACGCGGCATCGCATTACGATTACCAGCAACGTAGCGGTCCATAATATCACGAGCCGCCATCATGTTGTCACGACGGGTCGCCATGCGATCAGCCTTCGTCGGCACCGCAGCACGAGCAAGGGGGCTAGGAGGCAGCGGAGCCCCGATGGGCGGCTCATCACCACCGAGCGGGACGGCGTAATTCGGCTCTTCCGGCAGCGGCCGTAGATCACCAAGCGGACGATCCATCAACTCCGGCGCGGGGTAGCGCTTCGAGGCAGGAACAAGGGGGCTCTCTATCTTCGCAGTAAGAGGAGCTGACTTATTTCTCATCGCCTCCATCTGTCGCATGAGTTCTTGATTCATTTCAGCCATGCGAGTATGTGCATCGTCTTCAGCTCGCATCCGCCTAACAACATCCTCATAAAACTTCGGGTTTTCCTCGGCAATTTGCGAGTCAATAGGTCCGGTGTACTTCTCCGCTACTACCTGTCCCATCAGCTCTGGCGCGAACGGTGCCGTCGGATCATACATCCGGCTACCGCCCCGATCCGGCCCTTTGCGCATGCCGGTTTCATCGAACTCCGGCGGCATTACGAATTCACGTTTTACCGGCGGCAACGGCGGGACTCGAAGGTCGAATTCTGCCGATGGCTCCCCAGGCACCATCGGTAACGCTTCAAGTAATTCTTCATACTTGGGTTTTGCCATCGCTTGCAGCGGCGACATGCCGTCGCTCGGAGTGATCTCGGCAACCGGGCCACCCTCGGCCTTCTTCATCATTTTAGCCTTCATGGGCTTTGCCATCGGCGGCTTCTTGACCTTACCGCCCTTGGCGTACTTGGCAATCTGCGGATTAGCCTTAGCCGTGCTCATCGGCGCAACGTCAGACGTCTTGCCGCCCATTTTGCCCGGCCCCTTACCGACCATCGCCGGAGCGAGTTCCGGGAACTTGCTAATAGGGTTACGGGTGCTGTTATCAAACACCTTACCGCCGCGGTTATAACCGCGCACCGGGGTTTTACCAGCAGAGCCGGTGTAACCGAAGCCAGAGTCGAATGCAAAATCTTTTACGTACTTGACGGCCATGACGTCACCTCAAGAAAGAAATCGGAGTTTATAAAGGGTGGAGTAGTACAGACCGACGATCTCATCAATGATGTTGTTTATTGCGGTCTCGGCTTCGGGTGAAATTTCTGCTCGGTTTTCGTTGATCCAATCAACGTGCGCCTGCAGAGCCTCTGCGATGTCTTCTTGTTCAGTGACATTGAGCAGAGGGATTGAAAGCAACTTGCCGAAGCCCCCTTGATAGGCTTCGGCAAATTTGTCGGCAAGGTCTATGATGTCCGGGTAAAATTTACCCAGCGCCTTATGTGTTGCGTAGCTGCGAGTCTTTAAATGCTCACGGTGCGCCATGTCGCGGGACATGAACATCAAACCCATGAACTCACCAGCGGTTTCGTGCTGCGCCATCACGCGATCCTGTTTGCGGTGAAGATGACAGACGGGATCGCCGGAACATTAGGAGGACCGGCAGACGCGGGGGTATAATCGATCGACGTAGAGGTGCTGTCGGTAGCCCAGTAAAGAGTCAAATACTGACCCGCTGTGACTTCTTCTTGGAACGTGAGTTCGAAGACCGTAACGCCACCATCAGTCGCCTTAGGAACACTTATCGTCGACGCAGTGTTGGCGACGTTCGTGCCGTTCTTTTGATACCAAACTGTAACCGTATGGTTAGAAGTGTTGGTATTTTTTAACTGGAAATTCATCGCACACGAATACACACCAGCCGCCGCCATCGTGATGTTGGTGCTTGATGCGACCGTGATTCCGGTGTTCCAAGATGACGCGGTGTCAAAGGAGACCGCATACGCGACGTTCGCGGAAACCGCGGTCTGATCTCTTGTCGATATGACCTGCGCATACGATCGATTAGTAATCGTGTTGAACGGTACCGCACCAGCCGTAATCGTAATAGAGTCAAATTCACCGACCGCATTGCTGATCGTTACCGACCCTAGCACACCGCCGGTGATGTTGAGCGAGTTACCGATAAACGTCTTGATCTGATCTGCGGTAAGTTTAACCGAAGCAGCCGATTGAACCGACTCAAACAACTCAGTACCGCCGAGCGCGGTACCTGCCGTGAGATCAGTAATTTTGACGTTAGCCATGTTTTACTGCGTCGACTGCTGCACGATGGTGAAACGGATAGAACCAGTACCAGAATTGACTTTCAAGCGAACCGCTCGCATCAACGTCGTGG